CCTAAAAAGTACAAATATAAAATACTTTTCGCATGTGCGAACACTTGTCAATTTTCAATCTTGAGTCATTAACGCTATTTCTTTATTAATACTACTTATAGCGTTAAAAGTAGTTTCCCAGTATTTTGACTGTTCTTTACTATTATTGTATCTTTTCATTATTTCAATGCTATCGAGTAAAGTTTTTACTTGATTTACTTTTTTCTGATACAATTCATAATCCCATTTCATTTTTATTCTCCTAACTAATTGACAAGATTTATAAAATACACTTGTTTAAGTGTCACTTGTCTTTACTACTTTATAACAGAAAGAACAGAGTAACTATTTTAGTTTTCATGTTTCGTTTCGTGTTATGCTATTATTTTACCAGAAAAAGTTTGTTTGTCAATAGTCTGGGAGAGGTTGATTTTTTTTCTTGTCATAAAGCCTTTTATTATAATGCTTTATAAAAGCAAAAAAACTTTACTTTTATTTCATGTTTTTTATATCTCTAAAAAACTCAAAGACAAGTCATAAGTAACCATTTGATGGTACTTTACGACTACATTGTATACACACTTAAAAAATAGTCATAAGTAACTGATATAAAAGAGTTTACAATGTATTTAAAATTGTGGATAACTATTAACTTTGTAAAGTACCATAGAATAAGGGTTTATGACAAGGAATTATGAGAGTAAAAATAGTTGTGTTTTACTGGTTTTTTGGTATGGTTTTTGCATCGCGTGTGCGTTCCTTATATACGCAAAATCAGCCTATATTGTTAGCTTTATTAAATGTTTACAATTACAAACAATAAATCTAATTGAGTCTCAATTAGATATCACACACATTTCCTGGTGTAAAGATGAGGAAGATATTTTAGGAAGATATTTTAGGAAGATATTTTAGGAAGATATTTTAGGAAGATATTTTAGGAAGATATTTTAGGAAGATATTTTACAATGTCTCCACAATACTATTTTATTATTTGGATATTTTGCTTTTAAGTACATATAATACATTTCATAGGTATAGTTTAATAAAAGATTTAATTACAAAGTTATAAGATTGCTCTGCTGGTATATGTTTGGGAATACTATTACTACATTTTTTACATGTATTATCATCCCAAGGTGGTGATTGATAAAGTATGCACCCTTTACAAACTTCTGGTTTATAGTTATTTTTCATAGGTACCCCTTAAAAATTTTCTTTAGGTATTTTATTACTTGTTCATTAGGTATATGATTAGGTACTAATTTAAGTTTACAACCAGTTCTACAATAAACTGAGAAAAATTCTTCATGATCATTTCTATTAAAGCAATCTCTATAACCTCCTACGTTTATACAAGTTTTACATTCTTTAAGTTTATTCATTATGTTTCTCAATAGATAATTTAATATATTTAAATACTTGTGATTTGTGTATATGTTTAGGAACTATTCCACCATCACAAGAAGTAACACAGTATGAAGTATTGAAATCCACATAATTATTAGTTCTATAATATTCTTCATCACTATCATCACTTGTAACACATAATTTACATCTATTTATTCTTATAGTCGTTGACATAAAAACCTGGCCCTTTAAAGATAATGTTAGGTTTACATATTAATCTCTGTAACTTAAATTCTTTACAAGATTTACATTTTCTAATTGGTTTACTGTTAATCTTCTGATAGTGTTCAAATACTACTTTACAGTTATTACATTGATAATCATATATTGGCATTATTTTTCTCTCTTATTTTATCTTTATATTTTTGTATTTGTTTATAAGGTATATGTTTTGGTATATCTACAAATACCCTACCAGATCCTATAATATTAGGATTATATTTATTACAGTTATTACACATAAAACTGTAGAATGTATATCCTATGTGATCATACATTATTACATCTGAAGAACCACATACATAACATTTCATATAATATCCTCACTCATATTTCTCCTTTAGTTTTTTCAAAGTTTCTAAATCATTTTTCTTTCTTGCCATATTTCTGTCTTGCCATATTTCTCCTTCATATATTTCCTATGTTGTTTTGATGGTATGTGGTCTGGAATATACACATGTTTCATTAAACCATTAGGTTCACACATACACCAATATAGATAATGATTGCTAAATTTAGTTATATTACATACTTTACAACAATCTTTACAGGTTATTTGTAGATTCTTCATTTAAACCTTCCAATACTAGAAATGCTTTCACAAGTGCCTCACATATATATTCATTAGGTATATCAACTGATAATCTAGGTCCTTCATACTCACAATGAGAATTAGGACATTCTATCTCACAACTAACTTCTGATCCAGCAATAACTAATCTTTCACTACATTCAGGGCAGTATATTCTCATGGTATTTCCTTATATAATTTGTAACAAATTTAAAATGTTGTTCTTCTGGTATATGATCTGGTACTACATAAGTATCACAATCATTACATGTAGAACTATTGAAATCTTTTACTGATGTACACTGATCTAAACACATTTTACAATTCATTATTTTATCAGCTTCATCCATAGTATTTCCTTTGATAAGCCATTACGTATTTACCATATTGTAAATCGTTATTGTTACTGGTAGGTATATGATCTGGTACAATATTTAATCTACAGGAAATACAAAATTTTATATCTGGTGGCTCATATTTTATATCAACAATCTTTCCATCAACATATTCTTGTGTATTGAATGTATCTACATAATATTCTTTACATTTAACACATATCATAATACATTAATCTCCTTACCAAATCTAGTTTTAAACCTTTTCTTAATTATATCACAATATTCAGATGAAATCTCTGACATAATAAACTTTCTATTATTCTCATATGCCATAATACCTGTGCTACCAGAACCACCACATATATCGTAAATTATATCATTCTCATTACTCCATGTCAATATATGGTCATTAGCAAGTAACTCAGGCATAATAGCTGGATGTTCAAATGCTATTTCATCCTTAGTACTACAATACTTACCTGTAATATATCTCCAAATATTATTTCTAGGGCTGTGAGATGGAACTGGCTTTTGTATTCTAGATATTAATGTTCCTTCTTTATCTCTATACTTAGTTTTATGTGGTTTATCACCTCTATAGATATTTTCCTTATCACACAGAAGATTAGCTGTCTTTGGTTTACCTTTAGAGAACACAAACATAAATTCAAATATTTGTGTGTACCTATTACCATCTCTTCTGGCTGGAAATGTGGCACCATTCTTCTCATATATCATAGTATCATGTAACTTAAATCCCTGATTGATGAATTCTAGAGCATGTATGAAACTTGTACCAGATTCAGAAGCATTTATAACTTGATCATTGACTACCCAAACAACCACACCACCTTTTTTAGTTACTCTAAATAATTCTTTGATTATTGGTTTATAATCAAACTTAAATCCTTTGTAATCCCTTACAGCATCGTTAATAAGGGGGTGACGTAATAGTTAAATCTACAAAATCATCTTTCATTCTGTTCATAGAAGAAAGACAACATTCATTGTAGAGTATACCACCAATCACCCCCGACTCCTTTTTAATATTTGTCAATTATATATTCCTTATTAATATTTTTACTACTATGTACCCAAAGATGACATGGTTTACATAAAGTTATTAAATTACCTAACTCATATCTAGTATCTTTATTTATAAAAGATATTAAATGATGAATATGAATTTTTTTAAATATGTTATTACATCTAAAACACTTACATTTATCCCTAATGTAAACTTCTCTTTTTACATTTTAAACTTTCATATTTATTAAAATAAGAAATTATATAATTTCTATGTTGTTTTATTGGTATGTGATCTGGTATCTCATGAATTACATTTTCACAAACAGAACAAGATAACCATTGTGTTATAATACCAGTTGTGTAATGTTTGGTAGCACTTATTCTAGGTTTATTATTATTACAATATTTACATTTCATATTTTCTTTCTAAGTATTTTTCTTTTTGTTCTAAAGGTATATAACTAGGAACTAATTGAACACAATCACAACACTCAAGTAAACTATTAAGTCCATACCATTTTTATTAAGTTGTAATAATTGTGCAGTTTTTTCATTATTAATAAATATACATTATGTAAAGTGACGTACAGCTATATCTCACAACTATTTGATACGCACGCCAGCGTCTGTGATGAAGTAGTATTATCTTCTTCCTCAAACTTACTCAACTCTCTCCAATCTACATCTTTAGGCATTATCTTAGTTAATTCATTATATTCATCTTTGTTAAATTCCTCATAGGGTGCTTGCTTGTAAGAATGTTCAGAATATGGTAAGAAAGCAACACCAGATATTTTATCAAAGTTCTTAAACACCCAACTACCAACCTCTAGCCATTCATGTTCTTTAACATTAATAGTTGTAGATGGGTTGTGGTCACAATAATGATCTTTATATATTAACCACAATTCTAACTGTTCTATAGCTGTTTTGTCTGTTCTTGTTATACACCCTTTAGGTGATTTAATAGGAAACTTAAATATAACTGTAGTGTCTGGTTTAGTTATGTCTGGTTCATTAGGAAATCCTTTACTTATCATAAACTTAGCTATAGGATCATTTTTATTAACCCTTACAGATCTTACATAATACTCTGAATGTCTAGCATGAATACCTGATGCTGAATTAACCAGTTGGCTAACATTACCTGATGGTTTAACACATGTAATAGCAGCAGCAGGATTTATTCCTATCTTCTTAGACCATTCTTTATTAACTTCTGTAGCATAATCTCTTAACTCATTCAATAATGTAATCAACAGTTCCTTACCTTTATATCCATTAGTTAATGAGTTATCCATAATACCTGTCATAGATACACCAAGTAATGCTTCCTCTTCACAATTTTCTTTCCACTTAGATGAAACATATTTGAAATCTGTAAGAGATGCCTGAAATGTACCTATTATTGTAGCTATCCTAATTTTTTCTTTAAGTTCTATTATTGTATCTGTTGACCTTACAACTAACTCTGACAAATTACAACATTCTTTGCTTGTCAAGAGAATTTCACCACATGGATTGAGTCCATATTCTTTATCTAATGATCTTCTTTCTTCACCTGCCCTATTATTAAGATTCTTTATAGTTTCAATGGCTGCTATTCTATTGAATATTCCCCTCTCACCAGACTTAGAGTTATATAATGATAACCATTCTTCCATAAATATACCTATATCTGGTTTCTCTGTATAACAAACAGAGTTGTTAGATAATGCAAGTTCAGGATTTTCTACCCACCACTGACCAGACTTAGCATGTCTCATTCTAATATCTGATAGATTACCCAAAGATATTAATGCAGCCCTACGTACACCACCAACAACAACAACATCTGCAATCTTACAAAATACCTTATGTACCTCAAATGATGTTAACTTCCTGCTTTTAGCCTCTTTAAATGTATGAATAGTGAATCTAAATAATTCATCTAAAGGACCTGACCCAGAAGCTCTACCACCAAACACTTTCAATCTTGCTCCTGCTGGTCTTATACCAGACATATCCCACTCAGGTATTTGACCTGCAAGTAGTAGAGAAATAAGTTCTTTATATGCTTTAGCCCAACCCATCTTAGAATCACCAACAACTATAGTGGTCTTTGTATTATTAAACTCTTCTGACATTGTAGGTAGTTTCTGCACAAACTGTCTTTCTACACTAAATCCTACACCAACACCATTAAGTAATATATAAAGCATCTCATCAAAACATCTTATCTTATCAGCAACAATATAACTACAATTATAATTTGCTAAGTTATCTCTCTTTAGTGCTTCACCAGCAGTCATTAACGCCCTCATAGATGGCATCACTTTGAGCCGAATAATAGCATATTTCAACTCATTATAGATATTATTCGGCATGTTATAACCACAATTATCTCTAAGATGTTCAACAAAGAAATCCATATACCTAGTTACTGTTTCTTCCCACGTTTCTCTAGATAATTTATCATCTAACCACCTACTATATCTACTGAGATGTATAAACTTTTGGTACTGTGATGGTAACTCTAAGTTGCTTTCTGTCATTTGTTCCTTCTTTCTCTAACAATTTTTTTAGCTGCTAAGTTTATATATTCATAATGTTGTTGTATAGGTATATGTTTAGGTATTTCTAAACAAACAATAATATTAAAACATATACAACATAAATCAAAATCTTCTAGTGATCCAACTATTTCTTCACATATTCTACAGTTCATTTTTTATGTACTTTATTAAATAACCTACGAAATATAAAACCACGAATGAAACTAATTGATGTAAATATTGCTGAAATTTGTATACTGTCTTTAAGTGTGAGTGATTTGGAATCCCATAAAGGGAGTAAATATAGGATTAATAATTGTGCTATTAGAAATCCTATAAATACATTTATAAATGATTCAATTGCTGACCATTTTATATTTTGCATTATTCATCTTTGATTTCAAATTCGCCTTCTGTGTCTAGTAATTCATCTATAATATCAAAATTATATCTTCTCATCTTAAAAGATGGATCATTAGCTATTATTTTCTTTACCTCTTTCCTAAGATTAGATATAATACCATACTCATTAGGGAATTCTTCTTTATCAGTTGATATTATTATATTTATGTATACATTATGTGCCATATTATATCCTTTATAAACTCATAGTATGAATATGAGGATTTCTACCATTTTCTACTGTACCACAACTTACTATAGGTTTTTCTTTAAATCCCATACCATAAGAAAATGCCATAGCACTACGATCTATCCCTGTTCCTACTGACATACCAAATATACAGTCTCTTGGTGATGCAGAATAAGCTATTGTTGCTGTAGTATGTCCATGACCTTGAACAGTACTCATACGATTATATATAGCAGATGTAATAGCAGCATTTTTTGTAGCACTAAAACCATGATTATAAAGTACATCATTTATTATAAATTCATAACTTACTTCCCATCTTTTAGGTATTTCCCAAATTTCACTAAAAGTTCTCATACACATTTCAGGAATACCATGTTTAGATGCTTTTTTGTAAATTCTCAAGTCGTGATTTCCTAATGTAAGTTTAGCATAAGGAAATGCTTTAAACCACTCTTTTAAATGTTTTCTTGCAAGTATTATTTCGTCTCTTGCTGAGATAGAATTTGGATCCAAATCTCTTAATGATATTTGATAACTATCAACTAAATCCCCAATTATTAATACAGTACCACATTTTCTATCTTTCTTTACTCCCAAACAAAAATCTATATAACCACCTTCTGTAAAAGGTTCATGAGGATCACCTATAATTAAAACATTTTCTTTTTTGAATTTTATATTAGACACTTTTCACCGCCTTATGAAATTCTCTATGATGTTTCATACATAAATACCTAACTTCTAAAGGTTTACTATAATCATCATGGTGTTTCTCTCCAATTATATTACAGTTTTCTACTTCACAGTTTCCTTTTGGAAGCTTTCTGTTAGCTAAACTAACAGCCTTAACTCTTTCTGGATATTTTTGCTTATATTTTTCTGAACCTAATAAATGATTCAATTTTCCTTGTTTAGATTTTAAATACTCAACTCTTTTAATCTTACCAGTTGGTGTTTGTAAATATGTCTTAGAATTTCTTCTTGAAGCAATTTTTCCTTTATCAGTTTGTAAATATTTTCTTTTAGTATCTTTACCAGATTTAGATTTTTGATACAGTTTCTTACATAATTTTGCCTTATTTAAATGATTTCTGAATGAGTTACCACATTTTGATGAACAAAAAATGTGACTTTTATTTATGGGTATAAATGTATTAATACAACTACTTAATTTACAATGTGTATCACCTATTATTAATACATTCTTTTTATCTAGTTTTTTCATAATATTTTCTAAATTGTTCTTTTGGTATATGTTGTGGAATTAAATAATTGCAATCAGAACATAACTTTCTTACCCAATTAACCCAAACAGACATTTTACCACAACCTCTACAATTTAACCAATCATCTTCATATTCATATTTATCACAATATTTATTATCACTCATATATTTGGATTCTTATAAACTTTAACAATATAAACTAAAGAACTACCCATTACTAAATTACATTTATTACAGGCTCTATTGTGATTACCACTGGATAAAAATCTATCACCGCACACTCTACAGTTTCTAATCTTCTTAATAAAACAACTATTTATACTATCTAAATATCTTTGTGTTTCTTCTTCTTTTCTTATTTTATTGTTTGTTATTGACCTTCTGATAACAAGTGTATGTCTTACTTTCTTACATTTTTCATGAAGATATTTTTGATTAAAGTATGTTTTGTCACCGGTTTTACCGCAACATTTACAAATAGCTTTAATAGGTATGTAAAGATTCTTTCTTTTTGACATATTAGTTGGGCAAGGAATGAATGCCATTTATTTTACTTATATTCTCCATTTGGAGATGAATTTTTTGCAATATTCCTTGCCCTAATTTCATAACTTAAACATAAAGCATTTATAACTTTACTATTAATTAATGTATTTTATAAGTAGTTGAATAACTGCATATAAGTCTTTATTATTCAACTACTTATAACCACATGAGAAAAGACTTATGATTATATGTTTATAAAAATAATATATAAGTTAAGTATTCTTTATTTTAATACTTTTTAAATATTTTTTATACTGTTCTACAGGTATGTGATCTGGTACTTTATCAACACAACTACAACACATATGATAAAATTTATCAACTTTAGAAATTTTATCATAACTTACTGTTTTACTACATATAATACACACGCACTGTATGTTGATAAATCACCTTTTTCTTTTCACATTTATTTTACGAAAAGATAATTTTCTTTTAGTTTTCTTACATAAACTACACAATCTTTCACCTTTATCTAATTTAGAACCACATTGACAAGTTCTAATTTTAACACGTTTTATTGTATTATCCACATCAGAATACTTATTTAATATTTCATTATAACACATTCTATGCTTAGAAGTAGGAATTACACAATCTTTAAAATAATCACAATGTTTTGGTTCTTCACCAATAACAACACATATACCAGTATTATTAAACATTCCTGTAGAACTGACACCAACACAGCTATTTCTAACAAAATTACAACACTCTAAAACTATAAAGTTATGTAATGTTTTATCTATTTTCTTCTTTTTAACTAATGTTTTCATAATATTATATAGAGAGGTGATACGTCACACTGTATAATACCACCTCTCTATTTACTAATTTTCTACTAAATCTCCAAACTTGTCATAAACTTTAATAATTGCAGTAGGTTTGTTCTCTACACAGTCTATAACATCCTTCTTACTATCTACATTACTAAATGTATTACATGATACGCAACACATAAGTAATACAAACACAACTAATACTAATCTATTCATGTCTCACTCCTTTCATTCTATATTAAGTATCCCAACTTTCACCAATTAAATTTTGAATTTCTACGGAACAACTACCCATCTGTAGGAATCTATTAACTTTAGCTTTCAAATCACAATTATTACACTTACCAAAATTTTTACAATTTCTAAATTTATACTCTAATTTAAACTCATTATCTAATAAACTACCTAAAGAATATTCATTAGTGTACAAATCTCTATGACATTTAAACACATTACCACTAGGATTTATTAATAATTCCTTAGTCCTACACAAAACACTTTTAGTATTACCATTTAAACCATCTGGATATTTATAATGTCCTACCATTTTACCATTATACTCACCAAGATAATCCTTAATAAATGTGTATACCATATTCTTTCTAGCTTCCTCTGCTAATTTAAGGTTTTGTTCTGTACTATTAGGGAAATTCAATGGTAATATACCAACATTAAAACCATTTTCTTGTAAAAGAGCAGCCTTAGAAACAACTTCTTTTACATCCATAAACTCTGGATGAAAACTAATTCTTACAGATTTATAACCCTCTACGTCTGAGTGAAACATTTTCTTAGGATTTACATTCTTTATAAATTCAAATACATCAAATTTAGCATTAGTTAATAAATCTATAGGATGTTTTATACCATTAACTATCTCATAGAAGTCTCTGTGCATGGTAGGTTCACCACCACCAATAGTTACAGCAACATCATCATGTATTTTTACTCTATTTATACAATCAATCCACTGTTTAGCTCCTAATTCTGGCATACTCCTAGATATTTCACCAGATTTCTCATTAACGCAATATGAGCAAGAATAATTGCATCTGAGTGTTAGGAACAATCCTACATAATTATACTCATTTGGTAATACTATTTTTTTCAATTTTACTTTCCTTCACCAACTTTGAATAATCCCTCCCAAGATCATTCAGTGAGTCCATCAAATCACTTAATTTTACTTCTTTTTCTTCATGTTCTTTTAAACAACACTTTTTAAATTTCACACCTGAATCACAATAGCACATATTATTTCTACCATAACTATTTTCTAAACTTACAATCTCATAAAGAAAATTATAATCAGCTAATATTTCTTTATGTTTATTCTCAATTTGCTCTAGATCATTAGTTTCAACCTTTTCCATTTGGTTCTCCATTTATTTTTTAATTAACCACCAATCTTCTTGATCAATACTTATTCTACCACTAGGAACTCTATATAATCTCCATTCTTCATCCCAATCATGTATATGATTAGCTTTTTCAAATGGAAAACTATATAAATCATGATTTCTACCTTTGTTAAATTCTAATACACTATCTCGTATTTCTATCTTTTGAAAATCATGTCCTGCAAGTATGCCGCCATCTTTAACTTTAGGGTAGTAATTTTCAATATCCATTTTAACATAACCACCAGCATGATTACCATCTATATAAACAAAATCTAAATCATTAGGTATATCATTTACAGCATCATTAGATTTTTTTCTAATCCATGTAATTCTACCTTCATAATCTTTAAGTAGTTCTTTAGCAGAAGCTTCATTTTCATCCATATTAGGACAACCACTAATTTCAGTTATATTATATTCCTCATATTCAACATAAGGATCAACTAAATATAGCATTTTAATAGGTAAATTCTGTAACATGCCTAAAGCACTTTCACCTTTACAAACCCCTATTTCTACACCAACTAAATCATTACCTAAAGTTTTAAAACCATTTACTGATTCTCTCAATTTAATACTCCTAAACTACTAATAATATCTTTATACTCTGGAACTTCCAAAAACGTAATAATTTTTGATCTATCTTCAGCCAAATGCCTATCTTTCCAATGGTGATTATATAACATAATCACAACAGTATCTATGTTACCAGCATAATGAGCTACCATATAAGGCCATGATGCTATAGACACAATACCTTTACTATTTTGTATTAAAGGTACACAATTTAAAAAATTATCCTTATCATTATATGCTGAAATAACATTTTTATTATCCCACTCAATATATTCATCTTCTCCACCTATTACTATAGGAGTACCATCATGTAATACGATATAATCAAACAATTTACACCACCAATCTTCTTTTGGTGATCTGACATACTTCTCATGTTCTGAATGTTGATTACCACCTAAAGTATATGGGTAAACAATAATAGGATTCTTAACACCTTCCAGTATTCCATTAGCCCATTCTATATCCACCTTACCATGAGGAAAGTTATAATTAGGATCGACAGGATAAGGTAGAGGTGAATTATCAGGTCTCCAATCTATTACATTTTTATATTTAGTATTTCCTGGCATCCTACCATAATATACTTTATCTACTATTGGAGACATTTCTATAAAATCAAGAACCATATACCTAACATTAACAAAAGTAGATAAAACATAAACATCAGCTTTATTTACTCTTTCAGCACATAATAATGATTGTAGTCTAGCCATATACGTAACATAGTCACCAAACCCTGCTGATGTAATCAGAGCAATTTTATCATCCATATAAATTAATATCCTTATTCTTTAAATTTATAACATTTTTAGCTTCAACAACACTATTAAAAAGACCTAAATGTTCTCTTTTACCATTAATTATTACCCTAGCTTGCCAATTATTTGATTTTTTACACCAAGTAACACCTTTAATACCTGATTTACTTCTACTTTTAACTAATAATTCTACACTATTTATTTCTTTTTGTAATTCTTTATTTACTTTTCTTATACCATCTGAATAAAATTCTTTATGATATTTCTTAGCAGCTTTAGTGTAAGCATCTTTTGCTTCTAATTTATTAGCAAAAGCACCTAAATGTCTAGTAGTATTATTTACACGAATATTAGCTATGTATTTATTCTTACTCTTATCAAAACTCACTCCTTTTATACCAGAAGTATTGTGTTTAGGAATAATTATATTACAATTATTTTGTGATCTAGTACAAATTCTTAAATTTTCTTTTCTATTATCTAATCCATTACCATTTATATGATCAATTAACATATTATCTGGTGGATTCATGATTTGTCTGTGCATTAATATAGTAGTTTTATTTAGCTCCTTTTTAACTTTTCTACGAGCATAACAAGTATTAATACTTTTATTAGTATACCAATTATACTTATTTAATTCTACATAATCCTCATCATCTACTATAGCTACTTTATTTTGTGTTAGTTGTATTTTCTTCATTATTCATTATTTCTTTAAGTTCATCACGTGGTAACAAAGGTGACATGTCCTCAATACCATGACCAAATACTAATTTAGGTAGTATTTGTTCATCAGGTTTTACATTTACATTACACAAAATGTATCCATCATAGTTTAACACATACCTAATAGTTTCATTTAAATCACTGTGATCATTAATACTTATAGTAGGAATTCCATAAGCCTGAACCACTTGTATAAAATCTGGTAAACCTAATCCTGAACTTGGGTCTGTTCCAACATAATTACTATTCATCCAAACATCCTGAGTGAGTCTAATTATACCATATCCTTTATTATTAATCAAGAATATTTTTACTGGTAGATTATTATATACTATAGTTGTTAATTCAGACATGCACATAGATAAACCACCATCTCCTATAATACATACAATTCTTTCACTAAATGCTGCAAATTGAGCACCGATGCTGGCAGGTAGCGAATAACCCATAGGCGAATGATTTGTAGCACTAAATAATTTCTGTTGTTTTCTCATTTTATAGGAACTAAAAGTATATGTAAGAGTCGCACCAGCATCGGTGATTATTATATCATTCTCATTAGTTTCTTTAGATAGTTCATTCATAAATACATAAGGATTTACACTATCTTCTTGATTGTAATACTCTGGTAAACATATAGGATATTTTTCTTTCCACTCAACTATCCTGTTTTTCCAGACAGTTATATCTTTTAAGTCTATAGCAAATCCATTAAGTTTAGTTAAAAACATATCTAGATCACAACATATTTTTAAATCTATATTTACACCATCATCTTTATAAAGTTCATTGTTGTCTATGTTTATGACTATCTTCTTAGCATTTGGTGCAAACTTAGATGGGTCACTACCTGTTTGGTGTGTATCTAATCTTGAACCAAAACTAATAATTAAATCTGCATTTTGTACTGCAAAATTACCATATCTATTAGATGATATACCAAAGTTACCTATTAAATTGTCATTATCTTCTGTAAATAAGTCTATAGTTGACCATGTAGTAACAAAAGGTAGACTAGAGAAATTAAGGAAATCTTTCATTTTCTCCTCTACATTACCTATTTTTACACCACCACCAACTATAACAACAGGTCTTTTTGCCCTCTCTATTGAATTTATAGTTTCTGTGATCTGATTATCAATCAAATAATGATTATCAAATTTAGGTACAGGTACAAAAGGTTCTAATTGTTTAGGATCTATTTCTATTCTCTGAATATCATCTGGTATGTCTAATAAAACTGGACCTTTATTACCTTCATAAGCCATATAAATTAACTTTTCTAATTCATACTTAATTTTATTAGGATCTTTAAGTAAGACAGCATATTTAGTTATAGGTTTAACTATATCTACAACATCCATCTCTTGAAATCCAAACTGTTTTACTTTTCTACCATTTTTAAGATGATTAAGTGGTGGTGCTCCTGATATGTATAATACTGGAATTGAATCAAAATGTGCTGATGCTATACCTTGCATCATATTAATCATTCCTGGACCTGAAGTAGCTAAAGCAACACCTAAACCATTTTCTTTTACTCTAGAATATGCTTCTGCTGCTATAGAAGCACCTTGCTCATTTTGACAAGGTATGTTCTTTATGCTATAACATTTATCTATACTATCAAGTAATGTTATAACACAACCTCCAGTGATACTAAAAACATGATTTGTATAATTGGATAAAAATTTACATATGTAATCACTTAGTTTCATAATACATACCCCATTTTCTGGATTGCATCCTTAATGTTCTCTGTAGAATTATTAGAATAAGACATTCTTACATAACCTTCACAATGTTCACCAAATATGTTTCCCGAACACAAAGCTACATTTGCACTGTTAATCATATGTTCTGCAAAACTATCACTACTAAAACCAGTTTCTTTAATATTAGGAAATACATAAAAACTACCTTCTGGTTTTAAACATGTTACACCTTCTAAACTATTCAATCCTTCTACTAAAACATCTCTACGCTTCCTAAACTCTGTAACCATGTCTAGAACAGGTATTTGACTACCTATTAATGCTTCAATACCTGCCACCTGTATAAAAGGGCTTACACAGGAACTTGTAGTTTCTAGTAACAATCCCATCTTTTCTATAACTTCTTTTGGACCTGTACATACACCTAATCTCCAACCTGTCATAGCATAAGACTTACTAAACCCATTCACTACTATAGTTCTTTCTTTACAATGATCATATACACTTGGTGAATAATGTCTAGCATTATATGTCATTCTAGCATATATCTCATCACTTAATAAATACACATCATACTCTTCTGCTATCTTATACATAGAACTAACTTCATATTTAGTCATAACAGAACCAGTAGGATTAGATGGACTATTCATAATAATCAATCTAGTTTTATGTGTGATTGCTTCTTTAACATCTTCTGGATTCAACCTAAAATTGTTTTCTTCTCTTAATGGTATCCTTACTATCTTAGCACCAATGAATTTAAGAATAGAAAAGTATGATACAAAACCAGGATCTGGAACTATTACCTCATCTCCAGGATTTACAGTACAAGCTATTGCATAGTATAATTGTATATTTGCACCTGCTGTAACTAATAGTTGATTTAAATCTGGTTTGAATCCCCTAGATTTTAAAGTAACATTTGATGCTACTTTTTTCAACTCATTAATACCAGATGATGGTGCATAATGAGTATTATTACCTAGTATACTTGCAGATGCTTTGTAAGATATGTTACTAGGTGTGTCAAAGTCAGGATCTCCTAACTCAAAATGAAATATCCTTCTACCTTTTTTCTCTAATTCTTTAGCTGTAGAAAGAATTTGGAACATCTTCTGACCTTCTAGGTTATGTGATGCGTTTGATAGACTTTTCATAGTGTCTTATAATTTAGTACGTGTATATTTAAATAAAGTTGATGCCTTGTGGTTTATTCTTATATTCATCAATAAACATGTTACAAGCATCTTGTCTACATTGGCCTTTACAATCTTCACCAACTTTAAAATCAGTTTCAAGATGTTTTATTATATCCCAATAATGATCACTATTTAGTATTTCCTCTAATGTATTATCATGTATATTACCAAAACACATATCTTGTCTTTGTCCACCAAAGAAATAACCACAAGGATACAAACCACCATCACCAGATATCTCTGAAATTAAAGGTATTGATAAACATTTGTCATAAGGTTTATCACCTTGTAATTCCATAATATTCCACTTAGGAATTATGTCGGTTTCATCTGTAGTTAAATCTTCTGCTTCTTTTAATACCTTAATAACATTTTCATCACTATACATCTTTGGATCAAATTCAACCATTCCAGAATCGCCACCAATATCAGGTTGACTAAACTGTTTAATAACTAAATAATCAACACCTGAACTTATAGCAAACTTAGCCAAAGGTACTACTTCTTCTAACATAGTAGTAGGATCAAATACCATTTGAATTCCTATATCACATTTAGAACCAATCTGTTTTTTTAATTTTACTAAATCTCTAACATTTTTAAATACAACATCTCTTTTATTAGATTTATGTATACTTCTATAACCCTTTTCTGTATAAGCACTTATGTTAAAACGCATCCACTCACAAGAATCAAGTGTTATCTTTTGTTTAAAATAGTTGTCTAATAATATACCATTAGTAGACATAGCCATACTTAAACCTTCTTGCTTACCTATAGATAAAGCATCAAAACAATCTGGATTCATAGTGGGTTCACCATCACCAATAAAACCTAAAGATTTTACACCTATTTTAGCAGCAGATTTGACAAGGTTATCTATTAATGCTTCTCTCTGTATAACAGCACCATTTAAATCCTGAAACTTAGCATAGCAATATTGACATAACATATTACATCTCTTTGTAAGACCTACATCTATATGTACTGGTACAATCCTTTTACCTTTATCATAATAATCTATTACTCTATCCATATGATAAAGTAACTTTGTACTGTCGTGCATTCTCTTTACGTCTTTAGTTTTCTTCAAGTGTACTTATTTTCCTTTACTATAGAATAAAATTCACCGAAATATTGTTTTGCAGCTTTAATATAAGCTTCTTTAGCTTCAATAATATCTTTAAAATAACCAATATGTTTTTGTTTTCCACATACTTTAATTCTAGTATGCCATTTATTATAATGTTTACACCAGTAAACACCTTTATAACCAGATGTATTACTTTTATATAATTTACTATTCCATAAATTCTGATAATTAGTACAAATTCTTAAATTTTCTTTTCTGTTATCAAGACCATTTTTATTAATATGATCTACATACATATTAATTTTAGGATTCATAATCATTCTGTGCATATAAATAAAATTATATTTAATGGTAGCATTTCTTTTGGCATAAAATGTATTACCTTTATTAAGAATATGCCAATTCAATTTATTTAATCTATTATAATCTTCATCATCTACTAAAGTATATTTATTTTGTGTTAATTCTATTTTCTTCATTAACATTCTCTATAAGTTTTATTTTTCTGTTGATGTACCATTGAGCCTTTTTTAAATCTTGTAGAACTTTGTCATCTTTAATACCTGCTCTACATATGTATTTTACTACGTTCCCTAAATGAAAACAGAGGTCTTGATCTTCTATGAAGTCAATAACCTCTATTTTTCCTTTGGTGTAGTGTTTAGGGTGGTTTATATTGCTCATTAGCTTGAATTTAGCCAACTATATACGATTTAAGCCTTGTGTAAAGCCCATTAAGGCTATCAAATAGCAAAAAGTGGTATTGACTAATTTAAATAATAAAATTCACTTGACAATCATAGAAATTTTCTCTAATTTTTCGACAACCTCATTATATCAAATATTTTTCAAAACCACAAACATATTTTTAAATAATGAAATTCACTTGACAAGTTATAGTACTAGATAATTTTAATATTTAATTATATAATTTAATGATATATATGGTTGCATATTACTATGAGCACCATCTCCACCAGTTGAATTTGTAACACTAGAACCAGCAAACCGAAGAGCTTGTGGTGAAGCAGAAGGAAAACTTTGGTATGTGTTAGTTGTAACTCCATATGTGTGAGTATGTGCTGGCATTTCAGCTTCTATGAGTGTATGGGTTTCAAACCCTGAACTATCACCTAATGTTAATCCAGCAGCATTTGTAACCCTACCAGCTACCACACCATCCATATTATCAAGACCTACAGTTACCCTACCTCTCATATCTGGTACATTAAATGTTGTTGAACCATCACCAATACCAAATGTTGTTGATACAACATTAAACAAATCAACATAAGTAGACCTAGATACTGTTTGTCCTGCACACATTAACCAATTTCCAGGTGCTGCTGTACCAGCGTAAGGCATTATTGAACCAACAGGAGCAGAAGAACCACTACCTGTACCAGAAGCTTCCACCCAAGGTTTAATTAGTAGTTCATTAGTACCAATAGCAAAAGCAACTAACACAGAATCTGCTGTAGGTTTAGTTGATGTTATCTCACCAGCTACTGTAGTTGATAGATAATAAGGAGCACTAGTACTTAAATTCCAATCAGGGTCTGATATCCACCCATCATATTGAGCAAAACCATCTTCACCTAAGTTAAAATCATTTCTAGTAAAACCTATAAATCTAGAACTTGGATCATTTGTAACACCTGCTATAGCTAATTTAAGTGTATTATCTACATCCCTATATACTACTTTATATGCAGAAATTGTTAAACCTGCTGTAGCTTTAATAGTTGGTCCTTTATCTATTAAATCAAAGTTCTCATTCATAGGTGCATCCCAA